CAGGAAGTGCTGCAATGGTTTTTTCCAGTACCGCGATTTCTTTCGCGTCACAGGTGCCGTCAGCGTATGCAATGGAGTACGCGCCCCAGACGGTCGCCTCCACTGCGTCACGGTTCTCCATCTTCTTCACTTCGGTAATGGCCTTGCGGGTTTTCTTTTTGAAAATACCAAACATCGTGACTTTTCCTTTTAGTGGGTGAGCCTGCGCCCGGGGGTGACCAGCCCACAGAGAAAGTCACACTGACCATCCCGTAAGCTCACCCCTGAAAGGCTCTGTGGTTTTTTGATGTGCGCCGGGCGTGGCGCGGATATGAAAAAGGCCCGCCGAAGCGAGCCTGGAAAAATAAGCGTGGCGCGTTGTACTGGATTCGAACCAGTGACCGATTGCTTAGAAGGCAATTGCTCTGTCCGGCTGAGCTAACAACGCAGGGTACAGATAATGGACCGCCATCGAGGACTCGAACCCCGCGCAACCAGCTTCGAAGGCTGGCGCTCTATCCTGATGAGTTAATGGCGGTATGTGATGGTGGCCCTTGCTGGATTTGAACCAGCGACCTGGCGATTATGAGTCGCTCGCTCTCACCACTGAGCTAAAGGGCCGGGAGCAGAATAATAATGGTGCGTAATTAATTCTGCAATCTCATCCGTTTCAAACGATTAAATCCTGAACTTCCCTGACTGTCTGTTCAAAACGTCCGGTCTCCAGCTCAACACCAATCGCACAACGCCCCAGTGCCATCGCCGCTTTTACCGTTGAACCTGAACCCATAAAAAAATCTGCAACCAGGTCTCCCGGACGACTGCTCGCGTTGATTATCTGCTGCAGCATTTCTGCCGGTTTTTCGCACGGATGTTTCCCTGGATAGTACTGCACCGGTTTATGCGTCCAGACATCGGTGTACGGAACCTGCGCCGTCACACCGAAATACCGCCGCAAATTTTTATATTCACTCAGCAGTTCCGTATACTGCCGGTTCAGCTCACTGTATGTGCTGACCAGCTGGTGGTGTGGCTTTTCCAGTTCCCCGCGCTGATGTTTTTCTGCCGCAACACGCGCAAACAACGCCTGCAATTTATTGTAATCACCCTCGTTCGGTAACTGCCACTGACTGGCACCAAACCAGTGCGAAGCCATGTTTTTCTTTCCGGTGGCTTCCGCTATCTGTTTTGACGTTATTCCCAGTGATTTACGCGCATCACGAAAGTAAGAAATCAGCGGGGCCATGACGTGCTGTTTTAGCTCGCGCCCCTGTGCCACATAGCCATCATCTTTCGGGCGATACGGTCCCTGATAATGTTCTGCAAACAGAATGCGCTCTGTTGCCGGAAAATACGCCCGCAGACTTTCCTTATTGCACCCGTTCCAGCGTCCGGACGGCTTCGCCCAGATAATGTGGTTCAGCACATTAAAGCGCTCACGCATCATGATTTCGGTGTCAGATGCCAGGCGATGACCACAGAACAGGTAAAGACTTCCGGCAGGCTTCAGTACCCGCCAGAACTGCGCCAGACACTGGTCCAGCCATTTCAGGTAATCATCGTCGCCCTCCCACTGGTTATCCCAGCCCTCGGGCTTCACTTTAAAGTATGGCGGGTCTGTGACTATCAGATCGACAGAATTTTCCGGTAAGGTCTGGATAAATTCCAGGCAATCAGCGTTGATTAACTCACAACTGGATATTTTTACAGTGTTGGCCATAGATCAATAAGCACTTCTCTGATAGGCTCATACCGCTTTTGCGCAAAGCAGATGGGCCTGAGGTTTGCTTGTGACCCCAACGCATGAGCAGATGGCTGGCAGGTGCCGCTAACACCCACCAGCCGCCCATTACCACAAATTAAAAAGCCTTCACTGCGGAAGGCGTCTGTAACAACCGAACTGATAATCTGCCAGACCCGCCATAACAAGCTGGGTCAGGATTAACTGGCAGCGTTCGCGTGAAAGGTAAGTATTCTGCGCAATTTCCCCGACGGTCGCCGGTTCGGTGACGCTTAATTCATTAAACACCACTCTGGCGGTTTCGGTCATATCCTGCTGTTTTAGCATGCCTTTTTCCCTTTTCCGGTTAACGTGACATACCAATACCTCTTGTCGAAAAAGCCAGCAAGCTGAAAGACCGGCATTCGCAACCACCAGCGCATTTAACGTCCTGTACCGCTTTTCGGGCACAAAAAAACCCGCATAAAGCGGGTTCTTTCAGGTGTCCATGTCTGCTATTCGCCTCGCGGTATAGCTTTGCGAAGCGTAGCTGGATTGAAACAGTTTATGCGTAAAAAATCAAGACATTTTTTGAGCAAACGATTCTCGCATAGGGATGTATAGCGCATATTCAGCAACAGCCAACCAATTAGCAATTCGCTTTTCGCATGTACTAAAACACCATTCCGGGTGCACCTCATTCAACAATTCAGCCATTTTGCGTTTACTCATCCCCCGCCCTTCGTACCTTTGCCGCAGGATATCAATCAATCCAGGATAACGTGCAAGCGCTTTACTTATCACCCCATCAATGCGTAACGCCTCTGCATCAGTACAGTGAGACAACCAGCTCTTCTGTCTGCCAGCGATCATCTCTCGCAAGAATGCTTCCAGCTCTGGTTTATCAATCCCTGACTCCCTGATTCTACGCAGGGCTTCATTGACCGCGGTTTTTGTCAGTTTTTTGGATGCCAGCAACTGATTGAACATATTTCCTGGTTTGCCACCACCTATATACGACCAACGCCCCCACATCCGTAATTTCCCCTGGATCCAGACGGCTTCCAGCGTTTTTAGACGTAAATGCTCGCCGCTTTTGCCTGTAATTTCCGGATATATCATATTTACGATCACTCACTCTCAATTTTGTAAATCTTCACGCCCAGCCGCCCCCCAGGAACGAGCTGACCGCGCACAATATTGATTTCATCAAACTGCTCGTCGTCTATGAGAAGTCCGGCATGCATCAGCGCATCCAGTGGTGCTTTCAGGATATTGTCCAGGTCACGACGACGTTTATCCGGTGGCTCTGCAATAATCTTTATCGCCAGCCTTCCGGACAGGTTTAATTTCAGCCGCTGCTGGCGAACAATAAGCGCCACATCACGGCGATAACGCTCACCGGCTTTTGATACAAAATATGTGCTGCCACGACGTCGCCAGTAAGTGTTCACCGTTGGCGGGTAAGGCAAAACAAATTCTATGCGTTCAGTCATTCATGCTTTCCACTTCAGGACACCCGAATTTCTCGCGTGCATTAAAAAACGAATCAGCAACAACAGCTGGCTGCCGTGTTTTTCTTCAAAATCTTTTACTCCGGCGTGTAGTTCGCTATGGCATTTACGGCACAGCGGAATAACAAACAAATCATCAGCCTTTGTTCCCATCCCTCCCAGTCCATGACCAATGATGTGATGCGGATCATCTGCCTGATTGCCACACGTCATGCATTTCTGCGTTTTTACCCAGCGCGTGTATACAGGCATCTCTTCCCGTTGTGGTTTCTGGCGCTGGAGATACTGAGCCGGTGACTCCGGATCAACGGCAATGCTGACCACCGTCTTTTCCTGTGGTGGATTCTGTTGCTGGTGGGCGTGAGGCAACGGCGCAATATTTTTTGTGCGCTGCTTCAGTATGCTGATGGCGGTCTGCTCTCCCGGTACGATGTCGCTCTCGCGGTATACTGAGCGGATTTTTTCACCCGGAAGCTTCAGGATTCGACGCGCCATATTTTCGGTCATGGCATCCACTACATCATTTACAGAAGCCCAGCAGCACAATTCAGCCAGCGATAATTCCCGCTCCTGCGTGCCATTCATTGCGTGGCGGATGACATCAATCATCCATGCTGACAGGTTTTGGTGAGCAAGCTGCCCGAGTGATTCGGAAGTCTGGTTACGCAGCTGGTTGTCGCAGTGCCAGCACAACACCATCGCGCCGGTACCGTAACGATGTATGACGGTTTCGCTGTGATGGTAGTCACCATGAGGCCACTGGCAGGATTTAATGTGGCGTAACAGCCAGTCAGACAGTGCACCAGCACCACCAGCAGCACGAATCACCCGCTCATTGCTGAAAAATGGCAGTAGTGATTTATCCTCCGCCAATGGCTGGCGAACGGCAGGAACGACTCCGGACGGCAGACCGCGCATGCTTTTCGGTTCCGGCTCCACCAGAACTCGAGGGTTATGAAATACCTGCATGGATTCACGGCCCGGTTTTAGCACCACCAGCCCAAGTTCCGGTACCGGAACAGGTCGAAGTAATACCCGCACGTTACCTCCAGATGCGTTGCTGGAATGTGCGGGACGGACGCGGTGGGCGTTCGGAATAAGGGAGTCTGACGTAGATTATCCAGAGACGATAATCGAGGCTGAGGGCTTTCTTAATCTCGTATCCGTGTCTGCGGTAGCGCTGAATCAGCCATTCAGCCTGTTCTTCGGTGCAGGGATCGTGCTGATACCAGTCATATTTGAATGCATGAGAGCGCCGCCCGTGCCTGCTGGCAAAGGCGGCTGAATTATCAGAATTGTGTAGTCTGGAATTTTGCGCCATCGGCTTTCTCCGGTGGCGCAGTGTTACTCAACAGGGGTTCAGCCCTGCGCTGAATTGTAGATGAATTCACTCATCTTCAAAAGCAGAAAAACCAGCCTTAATCCCAGCTTCTTTCAGAGACGGCAACGATGTGACAAATTCATTTGCACGCAAAATAAAACCATCCGTCACAAGCCCATCCACCAAATGAATTAACGCAGCTCCACTCTTCCTTTGTTGAGACTGTAAACATTTAATACGGCAGTGGCTGACAATTGCGCCATTCTCAACGCGCACAGTATAGAGGCCATCTTCACTAAAAATTTCACGTAATTCTTTGATTTTCATCAACAGAATCCTTCCAGATAAATAGCACTCCCCTGTTTGGGGTCCATCCCTCTTCTCCCTGCGCGCTACTTAAGTGCATCGATTCTAGTCAGGCATACCAGCTAATCAACAAACCCTGGTCGGTTAAATAGAAGAATTGGCTAAAATTTAGTCCATTAAAATAAAAAAACCGCCGAAGCGGGTTTTCATTGGAAGAACCTTTAGTTTTGCTGTTCTATTTTAAGCTTGATAGTTTCATACAAAACAATAGTTGCGCTTGTTTTACATAATTCCCGGCTGTCATACGCGCGAGACCAATAACACAACCAGTTCTCGAGATCTTCTCGAGTATAGGTTTTGCAGGCCAGTCCCTCTGCCATTTCCACGATTTCATCGCCTGGTGCTGTTAACTCATAGCCATTCAACAACAAGAAGACGTAACCAGCCATCATAGCTGTTCGTTTGTTCGCATTAGCAAACGGATGATTCTGAATCAGACTTTCAATCAATACCGATGCCAGTACAAACATGTCATTAGTCTGTTCATACCATCGAACCATGCTGGGACGGGCCTGAGAAGAACTTAAGTTATCTGGACTCAGAACACCAACGGGCTCATCTGGCGTCTGTAATTCAATTAGGGAATGATTGATTTCAACAAGATCATCAACCGTAAGGTAATGCACTCCTTCAACAATCTCAGCCATAGAGTACAATACCCATCATTACACTTTTGAAAGTTCTTCCATGGCTTTCTCATAACGAGAAAAACCGAAATCAAAAGCATTTTTCACTTGTTCACGATGTGCGCAGTTTTCATCAATCACTGGGCGAGGGACTGCCACAACGCTTTTATCGCGAGGCGGAATACTCAACCGCGTGTGTTTTTTGAGTGGGCAGCTCATACTAATGAGTCCTTTTGTTTTCCGATTATTGGCAAAGCCATGCACCAAATTTGATACAAAATAGATCTGTTTGAGATCCTTAGGATAGTCTCATGGTAGCTAAAATTACAACCTCATAATGCGACGAAAAACCCGCCGAAGCGGGTTAAGTGCGGGTGCGTTGAGGATGCCTGACACATCAGAGGCGGCGAGGGATTTCTCCCCCGCCGGGTCTCTTACTCCTCAGGTTCGTAAGCTGTGAAGACAGCGACCTCCGTCTGGCCGGTTCGGATTCGTACCTCGCAGAGGTCTTTCCTCGTTACCAGTGCCGTCACTATGACGGTTAAACAGATGACGATAAGGGCGATTAACATCGCCTTTTGCTGCTTCATAGCCTGCTTCTCCTTGCCTTTCGGCACGTAAGAGGCTAACCTACATGTGTTCAGCATGGATTGAGCCTCAGATTAATGTTAAGCGTCTTGCAGGACGCGTAATGTTAACTGGGGCTTTTCTCTATCTGCCTTTTGGTGTTCATGCCTGAGACAGATAGCCTCAAGCACCCACAGTCATTCTACTTAACTAAGATTTCCCTGCAAACCGTTTTTGTCCGGCACAGTAAATATCCAACTAAACCAATAGCGTTCGCTGTATTTACCGCCAGTATTCAATGCACGTGACCGCCATGAACACCCCTAAAAAAAGGGCATTTATATGTCCAAACATTAATATCAAAACATCAATTTTTTCCATATACCTTGCTGTGAAGATGATGGGCATACATGATGCGAACAACCAGAACGCAACAAACAAAAACTGCAATGCGTTTTTCATTATTCCCCCTACAATCAATGTGCAATTACATTTAAACACACCTCAATTTGGCCGGACATACAAATATCTAAACCAGAAAAAATCACTTACATAGCGTTACAAACTCTTTAGTCTAAATATTCATCGTAAAACATTCCCCATACTTATCAGCCCACTCTACGCCAGGTAGCTCATTGCCTTATCTGGGAATCTGTAATCAGGTTTCCGTTTTTCAGTCGGCTGGTCGTTTAACCGGCATAGTTAACCCATTAATCTGGTTGCCGGATACTGGTGGATTTTCGCGTTTTAGTTGTTCATAAAAGTGCACAGCTTTAACCAGTTCTTCTGATGTAACAGGGACTGGTGGGGCAGTGAATAAGGCCTGAATTTCATAGTTCGGCCTGTCGTTACAATCCTCTTTTTTCGGTACATATTTCCAGTCACCAACCCACAACTCCCCCTGAGAGTCCATAACACCTTTTTTCACGTAGCGATATCGCCACGCTATCGGCTCTGCTTCCAGCGATGCCAGTGCAATTTTGAATAACTCGCCCTCTACTCGCGCCATCCCTGAATTGGGGTGGCATTTCGTAATCGCTATTTTTAATTTGGCTTCTTCGATTAATTGTTCTTTTGTTAATTCAGTCATTTTCATTACCGCCCTTTCAGGCGGCCTCCTGATGTTCTGAGGGTGCAGAAATCCCTCCGGTTAAGGATTAAATTTTATTT